AAAAGGACAAAATCCAATAAAAGGACAAAATCCAATAAAAGGACAAAATCCAATAAAAGGACAACTTCAAAACATAAGCGTGCAAAAACAGCAAAAACTAAATCTAAGCCCCGAACACGTAAATAATGCTGCAATTTAATAAAATAATTATCTTATCATATTTTAAGATAACTATTAAATGCATAATGACAACAATATAAACAACAATATAAACAATACTAGTAAATCAACCTTGACAACAAACCTAAAAGGGGGAAAAGTAATTGGTTCTGGTGGGTTTGGATGTGTTTTTAATCCCGCTATTAAATGTAAAGGCCAAAAACGCGGCAATAAAACAGTTACAAAATTAATGAAAAAAAAGTATGTTAAGACTGAATTTAATGGAATTCAAAAATATAAAGAAATGTTAAAAGGAATACCAAATTATTCTGACTATTTTTTAGTAGATGGGTTTTCAACTTGCGAGCCAGATAAATTAGACGAAGAAGATTTAACATTATTTGATAAAAAGTGTAGCGCCCTTAAAAAAATGAAAATTACTTCAAAAAATGTTAATGATTCGTTAAATAAATTGATGGCATTAAATATGCCTTATGGTGGAATAGACTTAGGAGACTATATTGATGCCTCTAAAATGGATTATAAAAAGCTCATTAAAATGAATGAATCCTTAATAAAATTATTAAAAAATGGAATTGTTCCAATGAATGAGAAGAATATTTATCACTGCGATGTTAAAGATGCTAACATACTTATTCTAGAAGAATCAGAATCAACTAATAACATCAAGGCAAGGCTAGTAGACTGGGGTCTATCTGTAATATTCAAAGAGAGAAACAGTATTCCAAAATTATTAACTAACCGACCATTTCAATATAATGTTCCGTTTTCAATTATTTTATTCAATGATACTTTTACAAAAATGCATGCCGAATTTCTTAAAAAGGAAAAAGACCCTACCTATTTTGATACTAGGTCGTTTGTAATAAATTATGTAATCACATGGATTAATAAAAGAGGAGCAGGGCATTTAAAAACTTTAAATAGTTGTTTTAAAACATTTTTTGAACGCGGATTAATTAATGTTGAAGAACAATTTAAAAAGGATATTATTGAGTTTGAATATACGTTCTATTTTATTTTTGAGTACATATCTTATGTCTTATTTAAATTTACAAAGGATGGCAAGTTTGATAAGATGGGTTATTTCTCTCAAGTATTTCTTAAAAACATAGATATTTGGGGGTTCGTCATGTCATATTTACCAATTCTAGAATACTTAGAGGAATACTATGAAGAATTATCTTCGTGCGAAATAGATATTGTTAAAAAAATTATAAATATGGTTCTTTATGTTATTGAGTGTAGTTATGTCCCAATTGATATTGATAAATTGTTAATTAAAATAGATGAATTAAATGCGCTTTTATTAAAGGCTCAAAGTGCGTCTACTATTAAATTTAAGGCTCCAGCAGATTCCTCTAGTAACTCTGGTTCAAACAATAAAACTAGTTCTAAGTCTCACACTCAGTCTAGAAGCCGGTCTAAGTCTACTTCTAGTTCTACTTCTATTTCACTTTCTAAATCTTCGTCCTTAAAAAAAACGCACAAACGCAAATCAATATCGTCTCTTAATAGAACAAGGTCAATCAAATAGGCCATATTATACCCAAAATAATAATATAACGTTAATATATTATATTATTAATGAAACTAGAACTACTTATTGTAGGAATTACTATATTTTTTGCATATAACACTTATTATGATGGAAAATATACAAAAATGATAATGAAAAATAAAAAATATTTTCAAATCGCATTTTTTATATTTTTAGGTATAGTGTTCTATTTAATGGTTAAGCGTAACCCTGCTAGATGTAAAAATATGCTTCTTCATGCAAATAATGTTGTTAAATATATGCCTATTGATAAATCATCTATGGATATGCTTAGTCCATTAATAGATTTTACGTCAACATCTAATAGTTCAAGTTTTATGGGCGATTTAAATAACGAAATGGGGCTTCCTAATGTTGCATCAAACTCAGAAAAACGTATTTTACAGTCTGGTGGCAAAAGTACAAAACGTTCTGTTAGTGAAACAAAGAAAAAGTACGTTGCATCTCAACAAGGATGGAAATGTGGTGATTGTAAAGAGCAATTAAACGCGTGGTTTGAAGTTGACCATATTAAACGACTTGAATATGGTGGATCAAATGAGGTAAGTAATTTAGTAGCATTATGCAGAGATTGCCATGGTAGAAAAACCGCCATGGAAAATATGTAACTTAATTGTGTGCAAAGGCGTAATAATTAGGATGGTTGGGAAAAACTTGATAAAATAAAATGTAATTATATATTATGGATGGCCAAGAGTCCAGAATAAATTCAACAATTACTTCATTAAAGACATCAATTGAAAAGATTGATTATTCAAAGTTGCAAACAAGGCTTATTTTTACAACATTTATTATAGTTATGCTCGTAATGATGAGCGTAGTTATAAGTTTAATTTATAATAATAAGTCTTATTCCTCTAGTTCTGGGAATAGAAAGTTGACAGAGGACGATGTTAATACGTCTATTATAATAATATCATTCTTAGCAGCAATATTATTAATAGTCTTTTTAACTATTCCAAATTATAAAGAATTTTTAAATTTTATGAGCAGGCTTAAATTTGTGTTTATACTTGTTATTTATATAATTGCTCTTATTATTTTTTATAGAAATGTTCCTAGAGGAATTATTGATGGTTATGCGTTTTTATTCTTTCCAATAACAATGTTAATCGGAATTTATTTATTTTATTTAGCAATGCAAAAAGGAGTTTTATACAATTATATTTTTGATTTAAATTATGAGCGCGTTAAATATGCGTTAATTTATTTTTGTCTTATTGTGTTTATGCTAGTGTTTTATACAATTGACCCAGGCAGTTATTTGAAATCATATTTTGGACCATCTCTTATAATAACAATTCTTCTAGCAATATTTGGGTTTCTTTATTTAATTACTTTGATGACGCTTCCAACCGTTAGCGGAAATGGAATAACCGGATTATTTGCAACAGATAAACCCGGTGGTGGTTTATTTAAAGGTGTATCAAAATTTGGTTTGTTTAGCGGGCTTAGTTTTATTATATTTCTTATTATAATTGTTGCGGGAATTCTAGCATATCCTGGCGGATTTACAACTGGGACCGGGAAAGCAGGTTCGGATAAAACAACAAAAGTTTCAGGAATAGTTATATTATTAATAATAATTTTTGTTTTATGGATATTATTTTTCGGATTCCTATCGTTTTCAGATGCAAAATTGAGAGACTCTGATGGTGACGTCACTATGGAAAATATTACAAAAATAGCCCAAAGAGTTTTTATGTTATTGTTTGGTCTCATTTTTTCTGGATTATTAATTGGCTGGTTAGTAACTGGGGTTGAAGGGTTATCAACAAAATCAGGAACATTATCATTTGTAATAAATGTTTTTATTGTAATTTCTATATTAGCATTAGTATTTAAACTAATAACTGGCGGAACCTATTATAAAAAGAGCCCATTCTTTAGGTTAGTAGTTAATTCTTTATTTTATATTCCTTGTATTTTAGTCAGTGTGCTTGATATATTATTTAGTTTGTTAGGCTCCCTTTTTGGTGTTTCAAAACCAGGTGTATCTGTACTAGGATTATTATGGGGAGGATTAACTAATGTTGTAAATGACGTTAAAAGCACACCATATACTACGTACGCATTGTTGTTTATGATAATTATGTTATATATTATTTATTTTTTTATAGGACCGCAGGCACAGACTAATATATCAAAACAAGGCGGAACATTATTAGTAAATAACCCCATATATACGAATTCTGAAAATATAATTGGAGCCTACGATGCATTGAATGGAACTGATGATAAAAATTTATATGACTATAATTACGCAATTTCGTTCTGGGTATTTATTGATGCTGTAAGCCCAAGTGCTAGTAGTTCATTAAATAAGTATACGTCACTATTAAACTATGGTAATAAACCAAATGTATTATATAATGCCTCAGAAAATACGCTTAGAATTACGTTAGCAAATGATGGAGAACCTGCAATCGGAAGCGATAGCAGATTAACAAATCCGCAAACCCTAGATTCCGATGGTAATATTATTATTTATGAGATGACAAATGTTTTACTCCAAAAATGGAACAATATTATTATTAATTATAGTAATGGCGTAATAGATATTTTTTATAATGGGGAGTTGGTTAAATCCGCGACTGAGGCTGTTCCTAAAATGTCAAAAGATACGCTTACTGTTGGTTCAAACAATGGAATAAATGGTGGAATATGTAACTTAACATATTTTAACAAAAGCCTTAATATTTCGCAAGTATATTACTTATATAACACTGTTAAAGATAAAACCCCACCAGTAGCAATTCCCTCAAAAGAATCTATTGTTAAAAATATATTGAAGGGCGCAGATATAGACGCTAACCCACCAGTTATTACAATACCAATAAATATTGATGTTACAACAGCAGTAGATAAATTAGAAGAGACCCCCGATAAACAAGAAAAATTAGACCCGGATAACACAGTTGTAGATTATTTATCTTTCAAGTGGTTTGCTACGGCTAACAATGATAACTTTATCGGTATTTAATATATTAGGTCGTTGTTAATTTGTTGTGTTTTTGTAATCGTTATTGTTTGATGTAATAAGATAATAATATATTCATAAATTTAAGATAATTTCTATGAATATATTATACGATGGATATTAAGAGTGTTCTTCTAATTATTATAATTCTTGCATTACTTTTTATTATAGTAAAATACGTCTTTTCTGATGCAAATACGTTGAGCAATTTAAGTTCTGGAACTACTATGCAAACAATAACAGCAAACAATTTAGCAAAGGGTGATGTTGCGAACTCTAGCAACTTTACTTATTCTATTTGGTTTTACATAAACGACTGGAATTATAAATATAACAACAATAAGGTTTTATTTGGAAGAATGGGCGGCCTATCGGATTCAATCGGAACCAGTGTTTCTGGAATTTCTGGGGCAAATCCTTGCCCTGTTGCTATATTAGGTAGCATTGAGAATAATCTTTCAATATTATTATCATGCTATCCTGGTTCTGATGTAGTCCCATCAACTGACCAAGTAGTTAATTCTGACGGAACAATAGTCCATACATGCACAGTAAGTAATATACCGATTCAAAAATGGGTTAATTTATTAATTAGTTCGTATGGAAGAACTTTAGATGTTTATTTAGATGGAAAGTTAGTATCTACATGCGTTTTACCAGGTGTTGCTAAAATTAACCAAGATGCAAGCGTCTATATAACACCATCAGGAGGATTTTCTGGGTGGACTTCTAAATTCCAATACTTTCCTAATTCAACTGACCCCCAGGCTGCATGGAATATATATAAGGCCGGTTATGGTAATAGTTGGTTAACCGATCTTTTTGGTAAATATCAAGTAAAAGTATCCTTTTCAAATAATGGAACCGAAAATAGTAGTTATACCTTTTAGAATGATAATGTTATATCTTATAATAGAATAAAATATAACATTTAATGCATGTGGTGCATTTA